CCCGTTTCTCAATGGTGTACTTCCGTCACCAGTGATAGACGCATCTTTAAGGTCTGATTGCTTGATTAGACCAGCCATCTTAGCAGGAATCACAAGAAAACGATTCTGCTCAGGACAGTTAGCTTCGTCAAGAACTGTTCCCATGTCTACGATCTTACCAATCACGTTTGAAGTAGTAAGCGCTTCGGGAGTACCTGCTACACCAAGATCAATATTACCAGAGATTGCTCCAGCTGTTTGACCTTTGTTGTTTGCAGATACACCAGTCAGAACATCAGCCAAAACCCTTTGGTCAATTTTGATCTTCATTCGCTCGGAAGCGTCTTTAGACCACATGTCCATTAGATTCATGTCTGTCTGCACTTGGTCAACATCGTCTTCAACGCAGGCAAAGTATTCACCTTTATCAATTACGAGTTGTAGTTTAGCCTTGTCAGGATTCTCTACGGATAGAGTTTGACCCTTAACATAGGTTTGGATTGTGATTTCGGGAGTGGTTCGAATATTGACGGTATCGCCCATATTTCTAATTTCACCCTCGTAATCAGTGTTTGAGATTGCTGACAATACCGTAGCATCGTAGAAATTCTCAATGAGCTTGCCCGACCATATCTCAGGAATAAAATTCCCGGTATACTGCGGATGCCCGGATGATGTTGCGTAAGCCATAATGACCTCCTATTTGTTAATTAAGCAACGTTAATGCGACCTTCTTGCTGTGCAGCAAAAATGTCACGTTCGATTCGACCTCGTTCATCATCTCGCCCCTTATATTTACCTTTCCTGACATCAGCATAAAACTCTTGAATATCATTCGGGGTATATGTTCGGTTCTGTCCAGAAGCTTTTACGCCATTGTTCCGGCTTCGCCCCGGAGCAACTTGTTTCTGTAACTGAGATTGTTCAGAACTACGGTCAACTTGAGCAGTATTAGTCGTACCATTTGCCCCTTCCCAAGTTCTAAAAAAGTTGACCACTCGACTTGAATCCAGATTTTTTTGTGCATCTTCCAGATAAGTCTGTCGGCTAATACCAGTTAGTGGATCAATCGCTAACAACCATGACTGAAAGTCAGGATCGTTGTTAATATCACTCCAGTTTGGTACTTCGCTAGCAATAGTGCTCCAGAACGTTTGTTCGCCAGACTTCTTTTGTTGTGCTTGTACCTGCTGTACTTGAGGTAAAACACCTTGAAGTTGTCCAACTTGTTGTCTTAACTGTGCAATCTCTTGAGCTACTTCCTCACGAGCTGCTTTCCGCATAACAGCAATGGATTCGCCGTACTCTTTAACATCGTCATCTGTAATTAATTTTTCAGACTGAACTGGTGTTTGTTGAGTAGGTTCATTCATATTGCTAAGCAGTCCTTCTAGTTGAGACACACGGGAAGAAAGGTCTCTGTTCTCGGCATTAAGCCTAGGAACATCGGCATTATACATCCCTTGCAACGATCTGTATTTCTGTTGCCAGTCATCTTGTTTCGGTTCTTGGTCGCCTGACTCCACTTGCTCTTGTGGCTCAGACTGAGGTGCTTGTCCTTCTACACTGTCGGAAGTTGTAGGTTCTGCCACATCATTAACAGCCTCTGCAGGAGTAGCCTCGGCATTTGCCTGTGCTTCTTCTGTTTCTCCGTTAATCTGCTTGTACAACTCTTGTACTTCCTCTGATTGTTTCTGAACTTGCTTTGGTATTGACATAATCGCTCCTATCGGTGTGCGTAATTAACAGCTGTCATTTTGACTTTGCTGAAAACGTTTCAGGGGACTGTTCTATTGTTTTAGTAACTTCTGACAAAACTTGACACCGCCCCTGTGCAAGCGCCGTGTTTTGCAAGACACTCGGTAGCTTCTGTAGCTCGTGATCACGCCATTCCTTCAGCCAATTAAGCACTTCAGGATATTGACGACACACGGTTGCTAAAGACTGAATAACCTCTGGTTTTGGATTTATCATCCAGCACCTCCAGTGTCACGGTTACTCACTGTGTTGCCATCCATTCCTCCTTTGGGAGAACCATCCGGCTGAGTCGGTGTAGGTTGCTGAGCTTGCTGTTGTGCTTGCATCTGCGCCTTAACCTTATCTTGGAATCGTTCTTTTTCCCTAGATGGAACAATGTCATCCACAGGCATTTGCAACCCTTTAGCCACTTCACGAAGAATCGCTGCACGGCCTTCCTTACCAACAATTTGCATATCAACCTCGTTGGCGGTTGCATTAAGAAACTCGATACGGCGAACATTTACAGTCTCTTTGACTGCAAGGTTAACTGCACCTTTCGGTACAATGTTAACATCGCCTTTAATTGATTCATCCTCATCATAACGCATGTTGTACACAAACTGTCTGTGAACAATAGGTTTGATGATTTCGTTATCTATGTGCATAACAACTTGACGAATACCTTTACCAGCTGCACCCATCAACATAGACAAACCAGAAGATGTTCTACCAGCGCCTTGTACATTTAAGTCGCCGTAAACATAAGATGGTATGCCTGATTGGTCATCAGCTAGTTTAGAAAATTTATCATAAACACCTAACAACGTATTTGCGTTGTCATCCGGTTGTGTAAATCTAACAGCAGGTGCACTAGAACCTAACGGGTCGTTCGTGACTTGCCAGATTTTCCACGGGTGGAGCTGCGTGATGTCTTCGTTGGGCGGGATTCTTTCGAGGTTAACTTCGACTTGCGGGCCGGAAGATATCCCCATATTGTTGACCAAAGCCCTTGCAGCAGCGTTACAAATGTTCTGCAAATCTTCAATAATTTCTGGTATACCTTTACCCCAAAACGCACCGGGGCATTTAATAAACGATGTCTTAGCATATGGTTTTTCTCCTAACGGGTCGTAGTTTAATACTGCTTTAATGATGTAGTTACCTACGGCCCAAACGTTAGCATCATACTCCTTTGCTTCATCAGGTATTTCTTCTTCAGAAAGACCCCACTCCCTCAACATCTTACCACTTACTTTACCCCAAAACTCTAGAGCATCATAAGTTGTAGTCGGTTTGTTGAACGTATGAAACTTTCTTTCTTCGTTCTCTTTAGTAAGTTCTACATCTTCACTAAACCAAGATGTACCATTACCAATATCAAGAACGTCCCTGATGGCATCCTCATCGTAACCCGGCACACCTATAAGGTCTGCAAGCTCTGAACGACTTAGCGGATGATGCTGAAACAAATAACCATCATTAAGATTAGTTACACCCGGCTCAGGATATATTCTAAATGGATCAACACGTTCAAACTCTGGAGCAATAATCTCGTCTGCTTCTACAGTAGTTCTACCATTTTCATATTTCCAGCCAAGTTTTCTTTGCCTACGAACCACAGGGCCTTTTACAAAACCACATGGGTAAGTAACCAAATCGGTGATAAATTCATTAAACGATTCGCCCCAACCACCTTGTGTAAACTGGTCACGAATCTTAACATCCATTTTCTTTGCACGGTTATCTGCACCCTGCAATAGTTTAAAACGGTAATCTTGTGTTACCATTTCTTTTAATTCTATCATTTCTTCTTGTGTTGGCGCTTGCCCGTTCATCTCAACAAGTTTTACAACTTGCTCAGCAAACGAGTTCTCTATCTCTGATGTCTGTTGTGGTGACAAGTCAGGGATAGGTGTAGGCTCAAGACCCCAAGGGGGTGAACCCTGATCAAGAAGAATATCACGCAGCCAACTTTCTGCCGCACGACATTTAACTTCTGTAACCATCATGTAAACATCAGACCCACCTTGTTGGTTGATCTGTGCTAGTTTATCTGCCTCATACTCTCCGTTTCTTTGACGGAGTGCTCGTAGCATGATGTTCTCGATAGGTTTCTTTGCCTGCCTTGCTGCGTCCCAACAAGTTCGTAGGTGGTCTGCCAACCCTAAAATAAGAGGTTGGTTCTGCCTTTCAGCTAGCTGTTGTTTAGTAAGAGCTTCTTCTTGCTTTACTAGTTCTTCATTTCCTACGACTTGCAGTACCATGTTATTCCATGTCCTTCATGTCTTCTTCGGTGTCTTTATCATTTTTGTTTGTATAAACTTTACCACCTGATCCATACTTTACAACTGCGCCCATATCTTTTACTTCTACAGGCCCACCTGCTTCCATCATCTCTATAGTCATTACACTAGACATTCCACTAGTGTCCATTTTTGGATTATCCGAATAGATAATAGATTTTTTATGCCCGCATTTGCCTTTCATTAGTACCTCTCATTCTGCTACGACTTGCACTAGCTAGTTGCGTAGCGGCTTGTTTAACACTCATACCTCTGTTTACTAAATCAACAATCCTGTTAAGTGAGGCACGAGTAGTAGGTAGCCCTACAGCCTGTGCAGCTTTAACAAATTCATTACCATCTATACGGGCTGCAGGAAGCACAGCGCCTCCATTTCTATAAACTTTACTTTTTTTCACCCCATATTTTGGTTTCATTAATAAGCTCCAATAAGTTTACAATTAAATATACATAGGAACAAGTATATATGCAAGTTTTT